CCTATCCCCTGTGTGCCTTGGCAGTCTCAGCCTCTCTATGGGCAGTCGGTGATTTTTTGAGGGAACTGAAGCTTTCCAAGACCAGTCATTAGGTAATGAATTTGACCGCCTCAGCCTCAGCGGCTTTGCGCTTGCCCCAGATTTTCCGGTAGAGCTCGATCTCCTTTTTGGTATGAAGAGCACGAGTCACCTTGCGATAAAAGCGGCGAGCCTCTTCGTGCTTCGGCTCGCCGGATCTGTGGTCGCAATCCAACCAAATCCCCTTCAAATATCCATTAACGTAGATCGTTGTCTCCCAACTCTTTTTAGTAGGTCGAGTCATCTGTACTAGGTCGATTTCAAACTCATCACACTTGAGTTTCATACAGCCCCAGGGGCTCGCCATCTGTTCCTTTAATGCATCCCAATCTGCCTGTTCCATTTCGTCCTCGGCTGCTCATCAGTACCAGGCAACCACGCCTGGCAGACCCTCCCGGAGGCCGGGAGGATTTCGCTCAGTGAATGGTTGAGTTACTTGGCTGGCGACGGTGCGCAGGCAGCGCGCCCAGGATCTGCTCGCAAGAGGCCATACCCCATAGCATTTCTGAAATAACGCAGGCGGCCGATGGGTTCATACCTTTAGGCATACCAGTCAGATCAAGAGAGATAGTTGGCTTGCCGCCTTCATCGCGGCCGTCTTCCAGGGTGAGGATAATCTTGGCCATGCTGGCTCCTAGTGTTGCTTGTGGAAAGTGATGTGGAAGTCAGGAGCGATCAAGCTCACCCAGTACATAGGAGAAGCGCAGAACATAAGGCTCCGTTTCAGGACCAGGATTGATAGCCTTAGCCTCGGCGACCTTCGCACCAGGACAGATTTTTCTTAGTAATGCTGAGCCAGCCAAAACAGCACTGATGCTTGACGAGGCGGCAACCTTCTTGCCCTTCGTTGAGGCGTGATAAGCCCCAGTGCTGTAGCGAATCTTGATGTCGATGTGCTCCACGTCAGACCCCCGCGATATCAAGGCTGATGGGCTCGTATTGGTCGGTATCACCGACACGCTGATACACACGAATGTAGGACTTGGAACCCACCACCTGGCAGGCATCGCCAATGGCTTGCATGGCGCGCTGCCAGCGCTCATCTGTGATTTCCAGGCGGCGCAGGGCCAGCACGCGTGCCGTGCGGATGTCGCCTTTCTGGTCGGTGCGAAAGGCGTCATTCACCAGGGTGACCACCTCAGGGCGAGCCCCCTGCGTCCAGTCCCGCAGGCATTCGTCAATCAGCGCTCTGGCTGCCTGCAAGCGTTCGTCAAAAGCGATGCTTTCCTGGACTGCCCGCAGGATCTTGAAACGCCCATCAAAGCTGATCAGGCTGACATTGCCTTTCTTGCCGCCAATTTGAGCGCCGTACTGCTCGGCGCTCAGTTCGATAAAGGCTTCGATATCGCCGAACGCGGAGCCCTTGAATTTCGCCAGCACGTCATGGGCCGCACGCGCTTTTTCGACGAGATCAAGGACCAGGCTGTCTCGTTCCAGGTCGATGGGTTTGATCATGCTTTCATGGACCAAACGCTTTTGAGCGTCCATCCGGTAGCCTTCTGGGATGGTCTGTTTTTGTGCGGTCATTGCTGGATTCCTCAGTGGACAGTCGGGCGCTGCCAGCCTTCTGGACGGGCGGCGCTGATGGGGTCGCGCCACTCCAGGGTCACGCCCTGGAACTGCACGCTGTAATGGGTGCTACCGGCCGTGGGGCGGCGCTTAAAGCCTTCGCGATGGCCAAGAGCGACCAAGCGCTGGCCCGCATCGGGAGCGATAACCAGGAAGTTTTGAGCTGGGCAGAAGCCGAGTATGCGAATGCCATTCGCCTGCAACTGGCGGGCGGCGGCGTTGAAGATGCGCAGGCGATCAGCGAGCGATGGGGTCAACACTTTCAAGGCTGTACGGTTAGTGGAGGCGAGCATGGGCGTTCTCCTGGGTGCAGCAGTTGGGGTTGATCGGGCAGTGTTGGCAGGCGCGCCAGCGCTGCATGGCGGGCGGGTTATGGGTTGGCGCTGGTTTTTCGCGATAGCTTTGGCACTGCTCCGCATTCACTTCCTCATCCAGAGCCACACACTGAATGCGGCCAAGGGTTTCCATGACACGGCGTTCAACACCGGCAGTGCTACGCGATGCATAGCGATTGGCTAGGGTCAGGCTTACTGCTGTTCGGCTCATGCCGATACGCTTGCTGGCCTGGGTTTGGCTTGTTGCTGCGACTTCGGCGGCGAGCAGGCGCACAAACAACGGCGCTTCATCACCCCAAGCAGAAAGGTTGACCTGGTTCATTCGGTCACCTGCTGATCTGCTTTACGCCAAACCACTTGATCCAGGTTTGGGTCGTAGACCTGGTTGAAATCACGCTGATAGATCGGGTGCTTTGGGCCTGTGTAACGCGAGGGAATCAAGCGGAAGCGTGTTTTATTTCCAGCCGTGCCGCCGCTACGTGTCAGATAGCCAGCCTTTGCCAGCCCCGACAAATACACCTGCGCGCCATATTCGCTGATGGATACGCCGTTGACGCTGGCTGCCGCTGCTGCCTCGGCGGCGCTGAATTCGCCGAGGATGCGCAACGCCCGCCACACGTTCTCGGCACCGCCTGCGTATTTGGAAACCTTGCCGTCTTTGGTGATACGCGGGGCCTCGACGCCTTCGTCTTTAAGTAGCTCCCACTCGGCGTCGAAGCGGTCGACGGTGCGGACCTTGCTGACAAATCCGGCCTTTTCCATGTCTCGGAAATAGGCGCGCACGGCTTGGTCATCTTGTCCGGACTTACGCGCAACGGCGTAAGTCGTCAGCGCTTTAGGGCTGGCGTTAATGGCGCGGATGGCTTCCCAGATGTGCTGTCGTGGAGGCTTTCCGCCTACCATCACCAGATCTGCTCGTGCTCTCGGCATGGCTCAAGCCCTCCGCGACGGCGCATCGCCGGTGAACCAGCCGCGAGAGCCCCAACCGGCAAGGTCGATGCTGTCGATGGCCAGGGCCTGAGTCTCGCTGTAAACCTTGTACAGATTGACGGCGACACGGCGCAGACAACCGCCAACCTTGACCCGCAGGTCTTCCAGCAGATCATCGGAAAAATGCAGCTTCGGATAGCTGGCTTGGGCCAGAGCACGTAAATCGTCGAGGGTGGCGCTTTGGGCGGGCACCCATTCCAAAACACGGTTATGCAGCCGCTCCAGCTTTGCCAGGCTGCCGGGGACACCCTTTTCCCCAATCAACACAATGGTGCCCTGGCTAGCGTTATGGATATCGGTCAGGACGTTGGCGACGGCCTTTTCAAGCAGATACTGCACGTCGTCAATCAGCAGTGGGCGGCCACTGCGGGACAGTTGTTCGGCGATCTGGTCGACCATCTGCGACAAGGTGCGCTCAGGCTGAATGCCCATCTCGCGCAGGATGGCGAGTAGGAAAGCCTTTTTGCTCCAGGTGTCGCGGCACTCCACGTAATAGGCGCGGTGCTGATTAGCCGCGAACGCAGCACTCACGCTTTTACCCAAGCCGCTGGCTCCGTACATCACCACCAGGCCAGGCAACCCCTCAGGGCGGGCGTGGGTCCGTGCGATTGCGGCGGATAACAGACCGACGTTAGTCAAGGGAACGATCTTTGGAACACTCATGATTTGACTCCTAAAGGTTTGCGGTTAAGCGTGGGCTTGCGCGGCGAATGCGAACATTTGCTGAATCGACGTGAAGTCCGGGGTTTGCGGATAACGGGAATGCCATTGCGTTTCTTCTGGCGTCAGCGGTTCGCCGCTGGTCGCGCGGGCGTCGAGTTGGTGCCAGAGGTGATAGCGGGCGGTTGGGTCGGTCGGCAGCTCGAAGCTCGGGGCTTGTGGGGCCGCCAGCTGGGCGAAACGCTGGGCCTCGGCAAGCTGTTCAGGAGATAGGTCGTAGCTGCTCGATGCCATGGGAAGGACGCGCATTTCAACGTCTTGCCCGGTGATGGTTTTGGCCTTTTTAACCAGGCGCGACAGCTGTCCGCGTTCGCGTTTCTCACTGGCTTTTTCAAGCATCGTCACCGGCATAGCTGGGCTGGCATTGCCGTCCAGGACCGCTTCACCGATCAGCTCGCCATCCAGGGTATGCACCCATACGCGGCTGGAGTCACGGAAGTCATATGCCACGCGGACTTCCTCACCATGGAAGCCGTCCAGCTCTTTCAGGAAGTAGGTGCCGCTATTCCACTGCACCTGGCAGCGACGAGCGATGCGCAGGACCTGCGGACGAGTCAGGCTTTCAACGATGCTTGCGTCAGCCAGCAATGGCTCCCAGCCTTCGGCCTCGGCCTGTTTCCAGGCCTCCATGGGGCTTTGGTGACGCATGCGCAGCGTCTGTGGGTCGCGGAACTTCGGCAGGCCACGGTGTGGGCGCCGGTTGTAGTCGTCGAGCGCACATTGCAGGTCGGCGAAGAACACCGAGAACTCCGGCACAACCGTCGGTGCCAAACCCAGCGCTAACTGTTTACGGGACAGCTTGTGGGCCTTGGTTCCGGCCTCCTTGTCCATGTCGGCGCCGATGTAGCTGTCGAAGGTTTTTGCGAGCCTGACCAGGATGGTTTTGTGCGGGCGCTCGATCACGCCACGGGCTTGGGAGTTGTAAGGCAACGAGTGCGTAATAGTGCCGCCCAGGCGGTCGTTGACCTCGTAGACAACGGCGTTGTCAAAGCCACTGCCATTGTCGACGTATAACAGTTTGTACATACCGCACCGGCTGACGCCGTCACGCAGAGTGTCGAGGGTCGCCAGCGTCGACTCGGCCAGGTTGACCGAAAAGCCAACAATGCGACGTGTTCCCCAGTCAATGACCGTGGTGATTTCCGGCCGGAAGATCTGGCCCGTAAGAGGGTTGATCACCTCGGCGTCAAAGGTATGGCCGTCCGCAATCCAAACGTCATTGGGCCAGAGCATGTCGGCCTTACGGGTGTTGTACGCCTGTAGGGTTTTCAGCTCGTGTGGTCCCATGCGGCCATGCTCGCGTGCCTCGGGAGACAGCTTTTTCAGCCAGCGGCGGACAGCATGAATGCTCGGGCAGACGCTGGAATGGACCTCGGAGTGGATCTGTTTGAACTGCTCATATGCAGCTTCAACACTGGGCTTCTGCGGGCGCTGGTAATGTTTAAGGAACTCGGCAGCCCAGGACGGGACGCTCATGTCCTTTTTACGGCGGGCTGGTGCCAGCCCCATTTCCCCATGGGCACGATAGTCCGCAAGCCACCGCTTTAGGGTGCGCTCCGAAAGCGTCCGGTCTTCGGTCTTGCGGTCGTTGGCCCGGACCACCTGCTCGGCAAGATAGGGGCTCAAGTCGCCAGTTCGAGCCAGGGACACCAGCGTAAGGATGGCGCGGTTCTGGCTGACCACCTTGCTCATGCGCTCAATCTCGCGCACGAATGACAGACGGGCAGTCATGACCGAGGTCTGCGAATCATTCAAGCGTGACGCTTTTTTAGCGTCACACCCTGAAAGAATTACATGTGTCTCGGCTGGTATGTCTGGTGCACTGGTGGGAACTGAGGCGGCAATGAGAGCAGCCTGGGTTTTCTCCGGCAGCATCGCAAAGGAGTACTCGACAGCTTTGCTACCAAGTCGCGATTGGCCTTCCCAGTGCTCACGCTTAGCCCTGATTTGAATAGCACGCTCTGTTCCAGGCATGCCTGGCAGGCCAGCCAGCTCACGGGCTGAGTACCAGTTACGCATGGTTTCACCCAAGCGGCGCTTCAACTATCACCGACTGCCCATAGAGAGGCTGAGACTGCCAAGGCACACAGGGGATAGG